GTAGTTTGTAATCTCTTGCACTAGAGATCGGAATCAGCTCGTTAAAGCTTTCCACCGTAATGGTGTACTTTGGATGCCGTGCGCTACCGTAGCCTACTTTTTCAATTTCCGGGGAATAAACTGTAACATGGTAGCAAGGGTGGTCAGCAATTTCAGTTTTAGTTTCAGCATCAGCAGATGTTGAACCACAGGATGTAAATAACAGTGTGAGTGACAGTGCCAGAATTGTAATCACAAGACAGACAAAACGATGATTGCTCACTTCTGTTCTCCTTTCAGCCAGTTGTTCAGCTTTGCCATGCAAGAGGGGCAAAGAAAAAACGGGTCATCTGAATAGATAAAAATTTTCCTATTTTTCTTTGTAATGCACCTGCAAATAGAATTGTTTTCTACTCTTTGTGTCCACTCACTTATGGAGAACTCTGGATATTCAAATGTTTCACCGCATCTATCGCAAACCATTGTCATTTTCACCACAACTCCCAACTAGCCTTGAGTTCTTTTCCGATTTCAACAGAAAGTTTTTTGATGATGATTCTTGCGTGTTCATACTGAGCTTTTACACCGTATGAATAATCTGTGACAACCTTCTTCGGGCTTTCATTGCTTCTCATTTTCTTTCTAAGGTTTTCTTCGTTCTCCATAAGAAGTTCGCTTTGGTACAGCCCCAGAAGCCTTACCAATTCTTGTTTTTCAGACAGTTGCATTTTCTTTCTCCAATCTCTTTAGCAGCCCGTCCACGTCATACCGCCAATGGACACGCAGCCTTTTTGCTTTGACCTCTATCCCCTCTTGCTCTGCCCACTGCCAAGGGATGCTCTTGTGGCTCTCGTTGTATCGGAACGCCAGAACCTTGCTGGCAGGGATTGCAAAGGTGCGGCTGACTGCCCGGTAATTGACTATCACATGGGCGGTCTGACCGCTGTACCCCATTGCATCCACCATGTCAGTGATGTGCTTTTCCTTGCGGTATTTGCACTTTGCCTTGTCGTACTTACCGAACACCTTTTCCAGAGGGATAGAGGGCGTTTCAATGGTTTTCAGCTCAAACAGGTGGTTCATCGGGTAACGGTACACAAGGAAGTCGCAGATGTTGTCGATGGAGAAGGACAGGTTCTCGTTTCCGCCGTAGTAGGTGGCGGCACTGTCCTTCAGCCGATAGCACCACGCATCGGATGGGACGGATGCTTTGAAGTCCGCTTCAAACTGCTTGCCGGTGTTCATTCGTTGTCTTTTGGTTGTTTGGGGAGTGGCATCCAGAACGGCATATTGTCAGGAAACGACTCCGCAAGGGTCATATTCACAATTCCCGCACGTTCCGTATTGCTATACCAAACCAAAATGTTTCCCATCGAATCTCCGTCCCATTTGTGAGGTGGATTTTTCACTATATCTTTCCATTCATTCATCCTCGTTTACCTCCAAATTCACGGAATATGAGTTGCTTTGTCAGCGGGCTTTTCCATTTCCTTCATGATTCGCCTGTGTTCCTTGACTGTCATGTTATTCGGTACAAAGCACTCGTCTATACGTTTGAACGGATATATATAATGTTTTATAGTATCTTGCGCTTCTTTTCGCGCCTTTTCGGCGCACATTTCGATGTAATCATCTTCTGTCATGTTGTAATCTGTAATACAATCCACAACCGAAGAAAACCTGCACAAAAGACCATTAGGCTGTCTTGCAATAAAAGCTCCCATTTATCGTTCACCTCTAAATTTACTTCCGAGATACCGCTTCTTGCCACGTTCCCGGTGCTTGTCCTCGTAGTCACGGTGGTACACGCTCTGGCTGTGGTTCAGCTCATGCACGAACGCCTTGCGTTCCTCAAGGTCTTTTTTCTCCGCCTTGTACTTCTCGCAAGTGTCGTGGCAAGCTGTGCAGCGTGATTCGCAGTTGAGACAACAAGTAATCATTCTTCGCCAAATCTCCTTTTTGTTACAGCCATCGGGAACTCTTCGATTTCACTTGCCCAGCGTGCAGTACCCTCTCCGTATGCTCTTTGCCAGACTAGAGGGAAGCCGCCTATACCATCGAACAGACTTCCTAGCGTAGCATTTTCGCTCAGATAGGGTTTCATCTTCTGCGCAATCCAGAACCACTGCGGTAGAGCAATGCTGTTTCCGAGTGCCTTGTATCGTGGGCTGTCAGCGTACTTGTGCTTCTTGCCTTTGCTATCCACCCATTCGCCGATGTCAGTCCATCCGTCCGGGTATCCTTGTAGGCGTTCGCATTCAACAGGCGTAAGGCGGCGCACAATCCAGCGAATGATTTTCTCTGCAACCAAACACTCGCTACCGTTACCGATGTTTCCTGCTTTTGCTTTCAAGGTTGAACATTTTTCGCTTTCTTTGTAGTGGCTGAAAGATTGTTCGTTAAAGGTATGGCACTCAATCTCAATAGCCGTGTAATCTATGATTCTGTTTTCGTGGTCGCCGGTGATTGTCGGCACGATTTTGCCATTACCATTTCCGCGAGCGTCAAAAACTATCGGTTGGTGTCCGTGCTCCTGTGCTCTCAAAGTTCCGGTAACACCATAGGAGACATCCATCTGTGAGCCGCCTTGATCGTTCAGGACAGGAACAGGTTGGAACAAAGTCTGGTCTTGCAACGTGGAAAGCGTTGCGCTCTTTTCGGTCTGTACCAGTGCGTCTTTCCCGCCTCCGGAACATCCGCTACGGATTTTCAGAGTGTAGGGATTCGCCCCCCCTATCACGTCCATAAGGGCTTGTCTGAGAATGTCCGGGAGTGGCTTCCCACGCCTTGATGCTCTCGTCAAAATTCCCTGACAGGCTCGTGCGCTCAAATAGTATTTCTGCGGCACGTTGCCCTCTAAAATCTGCGACAAGCGCAATACGTTTTCTACGTTGGGGGACTCCCCAATATTGAGCATCGAGCTGTCGCCATGCCAAAGACCATCCGGTTCCGGCGATTGCACCGGCTTTGCTCCATCTGCCCCCCATACCCGAAGGTCGAGGAATTGAAACGTCTGGCTGTGCAACGCGGGCAAGTTCTTCCAGCACAGCTCTGAAATCTTCTCCTCCGTTGGAACTGAAAGCTCCGGGGACATTCTCCCAAATAGCGAAAGTTGGATACAGCCCATTTGTACTTGACCTCATTTCCTTTATAATCCGAACCGCCTCCATGAACAGCCCGGAACGCTCTCCTGCAAGTCCGGCTCTGCGTCCTGCAATGGACAAATCCTGGCATGGACTGCCAAACGTGATGCAATCCACAGGCTCTATCTGGTCGCCGTGAATCTTTGTAATGTCGCCCAAGTGCTTCATATTTCCAAACGCCCGTATAGCCAGATAGCGCAGCTCTTATATAAGGTAGGCGGTCAGGCTCTAATGAGCCAATGCGTACCATTTGAATCAATCCCAGTCTTGTAATTTCGCTTTTGGCGATTGTTCAAATAGCTGTGATTCTTTCCCAAAAAACTTGATGCGGCTCTTAATGTTCCAAAATAGTGAACTTCGCCAGTCGGAGAAACGAGTGCGACATCTTTACAGCACTTTTCAAAAAGTCCTTCTTGGAAACCTTTCTTTACGTTTTCTCCGATAGTTACCCATTCCAAATTTTCGGGCGTGTTGTTTGATGGATTGCCATCAATGTGATTTACTGTCAAATTTGGTTCGTACCCGTCAACCCAAGCCATAGCGACAAGCCTTGAAACCAGCATGGTTTTGTGTGTCCCATTTTTCCAAAGTTCAACTCGTTCATCCATTTTGCCTTTTGAATTTCGGCATCTTCTTTCTGTTTTTGGCTTAATAATTCTTACTTTCCAAACTCTGACTTTATACCTTGCAGAAGATGTTGTTTTGCCCGGCGCACTTCTGATTCTTCCGAGATTTGATGCTTGATAAAGCCCTTCATATCCCGGGATGTCTTTCCAAAGTTCCTCCATCTTTTCCTTTCTCGCCTTTTGTCCCGGTAGCGTAACCGTTAGTCAAAAGGGAGATCAGAATTGTCGTCAATCACAGAGAAGTCATCTGCGTTTCCCTGCGAATAGTTCTGTGGTGCATCCTGCGGCCGATCGGCGGGTTTGCTGTCAGACTTGCCACCGCAGAAGTCAACCTTGTTCGCCATGATTTCCGTTGCGGTGCGGTTGCTTCCCTGCTTGTCGGTATACTTCCGGGTCTGGATGCTACCAGTCACCAGAATCAAGCTGCCCTTCTGGAACCACTTGGAAACGAACAGTGCCGTATTACCAAATGCGGTGCAGTTGAAGAAGTCGGTTTCCTTCTGACCGCCACTCTGACGGTCACAAGCAATGCTGAACGTGCAAACATCCTTCCCGGATTTCGTGACCTTAGCTTCGGGTGTGTGAACCAGACGTCCCTGAATTGCGATAGAGTTGAGCATTATTTAGCCCTCCTTCGGCTGTTTCTGGGCACAGTCCCAACACAGGACACGCCCAAAGCGTTTCTTCGTGCTTCTTGCAGTTTCCAGCGGAGTGACTGTGCGGTTGTTGTACTGAATAGGCTGCAACTGCTTTCCGCAGCAAGCGCATGGAGGGATGGTTTCCGCTTCCGTTTGCTTTTGCGCAGGCTTGTTTGCCCTGCTTGTGGTCTGCTTCTGGTACTCGTCTGTGTCAGCGTCCTTTGTATCGTCAATACAGAACAAACCGTTCAGTGCGTACTTTCTAGCGTAGCTACTAGACGTTCCAGTCACCTGCGCTGCATCCATCTTGGTTTTTTGCTCCGGTTCTCTTGCGTAAGCAGTAACCGTTACGCATCCACCATCCAGAGCTTCCACCTTTGCGGTCGCTTCGATGTAATGCCACCCCTCTAACACTTTAGGTTCATCAGAAAGGGTAAGAAGCAAACCGTGTTCTTTCAAAATTGGTTTGACCGCTTCCAAAATGTCCTCACAAGAGCGATACTTGTAACCGCCAAATGTGTTCATCTGCCCTTTAGGAGCTTTCAGCTCTGACTGAACAGCCATCAGAGCTTCATGGATTTTGCTGTTATCCATCAGTTATTCTCCTTCCTCGCTTTACGGCAAGCCGGGCAACGCTTGGGCAGTGCCATGTTATGCGATTCAAAGAAAATGCGCTCTGCACGAGAAATCTCGAATACTTTGCCGCAATCACGGCACATTTTCTCGATGCTTGTGTTCTCATCCCACGAAGCCCTTCTTGTGGCATCTTCGACAGCAAACACTTCATTGATTCCGTCATAAGGGCTCCTAACAAGCGTATGCTGCGGTGCGTAACCGTTCTTTCTCAGCGTTTCCTCCAAATTGTTCCTTTTGCAACTTGCGCAAAAAGTTTCCGTGCTGTTCGGGAACACTGAAAAAGGCTTATTGCACTTTTCGCAGTGCTTGATTTCTTTCTTGTATTTACTCATTTTCTTTCCTTTCTTCGGCTTCATTAGGCATCATTATTCTTACTTCGGCTTAACTCGGCTGTACAAAATCAACCAGCCATCAGGTCTGCTAACTGCGCACGGAGGTCTTTCAGCTCCGCTTCCCTGTCATCAATCTCGGACTGCAAGTCCTCAATCGCTGCCAGCCGGTCAGCTTCCTTAGCTTCCGCTATCTGCTCGTTGGTCATGAAGTACACGCCGTCCTCCGGCTCTGTCACGCCGCCGAATCTATCTAGGTTCACACTAGTCATTCTTTCTGGGCCGTCCTCTCTGTTTTCTGTGCTCTTGGATTTGAAGAGCTGAGTACCACTGGCTTGTGTCGATTTCAATAGTAGACCACCGGTAATCGCATTCTTTATTCAAGCAGTGCTTTCTACGAATGATACAATCATCCTCGTTCCTTGTGTCTACAGTCGTGACACTTTCCTGTCCGCACATCGGGCATTTCACTGAACATCCCTCCACTCGTTGGTGTGGTGGGCTACACGTCTGATTTTTCGATTTTCACGCTCGATTCTTTCATTCTCAGCGCTAACGCCGATAATAGCGAGAATCAAAGCAGTAAAAAGCATAGACACGGACAGCAGCGTATATCCAAGCATCCCCCAGCCATTAGAAGCGCCATTGATGGCATTTCCACATCCAAGTGCTGCAACGGCGATGGATATGCTTATAAAGCACAATACAGTGCCTTTAACAGTTTTCATTTCTCTTCACCTCTTTTAAGACAATATCAAACCCGTTTGGCTTGTTTTCGCTAATGACAATCTTTGCATTCATGGCCTTTGCAATTTTTAGAAGCGTATCGACCCGAACGGAGCTTTTCTGCTTCTTTCGTTTGCCCAAGATGCTGTAAATCGTCGGCCTTGATACTCCCGATCTACGGCTAAGGTCGTTGATGTTGAAGTACCTGGCTTTCATTGCATCTTCCAGCGTCATACCTTTTTACCAACGCCGAAAATCCAGATGGTGGCCATCAGAGCGCTGATTCCGATAATGTACCAGGTCATTTTAGCTCCGACCAGAAGCTCGATATGATGCACCAGCCAGAAGTTTAGCAGGAACGCTGCTAGAACCAATGCCATGACAATGCCCCAAATCAGGGCAATTTCTACGAATGCTTTCATTCTTGTCCTTTCTTTTATGAATGTGTCCCAGCCGGTCTTTCTCCCGGCTGTGCCAGCGGATTTCCCGCTTGCCGTAGTATTTACCGTTCATCAGGGGCCTTCACCTTTCCCTGTGCAAGTAAAGTACTGTAATGACCGTAGCTCATGCCGTATCGTTTTGCGGCATCGTTCATCTGTCGCACGGTATACTTTGGAGGCTCGTGCTTTTGAGGTCTCGCACGTTCTGGCTTCTGCATATCCCAAGTAATTTTGAACTCACCAGATGCTTTTAGCTCATTCAGCTCTTTTTGCTTTTTGGCTTTGTACTTTTTGGTCAAAGCCTTGTTTGCATCTGCTGCACATTCAGGGTGATACTTCTGAGACCAGACCTTCCGAACCATTGGCTTCTTGCACCAAGCGCATAAAGCCGGTTCCGGCTTAGCCTTAATTCCTTTCTTTATAAGAGCCTGCCGTTCTCTGCGAACAATGATTTTACATTCTTCACAGTATTTCTTGCACGGATTTACAAGGCCAAGAAAGACACCGCAGCGCTCACAGTACTTTTCTTCCACGCTGCATCTCCTCTTTCAGTCTGGCTTCCCGGTTATGCCTTTCAAAGCACTGGTTCAGCATCTTTTCCATCCAAAGAAACTTGTTGGCATCGTTTCGGGATGCGCCAGCTGCCATTGCCAGCTTTAATCTGCGCTTGCGGCTTTGCGCTTTGCGAAATTTCATCACCAGCATTCACCAGCCTTATCTGTGATAAACTTCGGGACTTCCTTGCCTGTGGCAATGCACAGCGCAACCAGCTTTTCGACCCAGATGTTAAACAAGTTTTCTTTTGGCATATAGCACTGGCCAACAGAAGGCTCCTTAAAGCTTTTCCAGATCGTCAGGCCAACAGCGCCATCCGTGACCGTCCAGATCATACTGTAGCCTTCATTGCACAGGTTGTACAAAATGTCTTGTGCTCTGCTTTTGGCTTCGTGGACTTCAAAGAGATCCCAGCTCTTTTTGCTTTCCTCGTAGGCCTTTATCGCCTCGTCAATGTCGTGGTGCGCTTCTTCCGGGTGCTCAAGGTCAACCTCAACCTTTAAGGTGATGAACCGTTTCATACCACTCATTTCCCCTTTCTTTCCTTCAACAGCTCTTCCAGAGCTTCTTTCACCTTAGCTTCCGCATTTTTAGGCTCACGCTTACCGTTCAGGATTTTTCCCAAGTATTCCGGTGCGCATCCCATTTTTGCAGCAAGCTCTCTGATTTCGATGCTGTTAACGTGAAGCGTTCCCACAACATCGCCTGTCCACTTAGGAAGCAAATTTTTTCTCCTTTCTTGTTCTAGTACTTGAACTTTTTGAAAGAATATGATAATATTATGGTGTCAAGCAAAAACATTATCGAACGTTCTTCTATTTGTTCAAAGTCTTTAATTTGTTCTACCGATTGAACCCGGTAGCCTTATTAAAGCACAAGTAGTAGAACTTTTCAAGTGTTTTTGTTCAAGTGGTAGAACTTTGTCATCTTGTACAAACGCTGGAGGTATGTTTTGTGTTTTTTGACAATTTCGTAAGGCTATGTGAGCAAAAAGGAGTAAAGCCATCTCGTGCTTTGATTGAAGCTGGCGTTCCGAAATCTGCTTATAGCTATTGGAGAACCGAAGCAAATGCAGGGAACGATGCAAAGCCGACCAATCAAAATGCCGTTAAGCTGGCACAGTATTTCAATGTTACGGTTGACTACCTTCTCACTGGCAACCAAAAAGAAAACCCGCCCCAGCAGCCGCAAAGTGAAGTTGATGCAGCAGTGGAGCGGATTAGAAGAAAACTTGAATCTATGCCAAAAGGACAGCGTGAAGCTCTGATGAACCTGATCGAGAAGATGTAACGTTCACGCCCGGTAAAATAAAAGAACCCCTTGTGCCGGGCTGGTATAGCTCTGCGCAAGGGGTTTTCTGTTATTCCAGGTCTAGGGCTTGCTCCGCTGCCGGAATCTTATCAGGGTGTTCCAACAGCCATGCGATAAACCTGTCAATCTTAGCTCTTTCTTGTTCGCTCATTGCAGCATATCCTCCCGATCAGTAAATACGAATGTTCATTTGACACGATTATACATCTTTCAGTTGTATAGTCAATGCAGTTTGAACAACTTCGTAAAAATCGAACGTTTTCTTCACATCCGTTACTTTGCATCGGGGAAGCCAAAAATTGCAATGACAATGATTAAGAGCCACATTAAGTTTAAGTTACCCTTTGCTTTGTAGCATTCCGTTGAGTATGGAACGAAAAGGGTTATCCGGTAAATCGTTTAGCACATCTGCTTTGACGAGAGCGTTTGTGCTGATGCTGTGCGAAACATTGTTTAGCTGCACAATGGCATCGTCTAAGTCTTTTACGGTTGCCCCACGCCGTTCCATTGACTGGAGGAAAGTTTTAACTTCTTCAAGAACGACAGGGTTCTCGGCTTTATAGAATCCATTCGTAAAGTCCATCTTCTTCTCCTTTCACAGTTCCACAAGCTGTCCGTCAATGCGTTCGATGTTATCTGCCGGGTCGCGTCCATCGTCTAAGGCGGCTACGGCACGTTCTAGGATGCCTTTCGCTTCGAGGTAAGCATCTTTATCAGCTTCGTACCCAGAAAGGCTCAGGACAAGCTCCAGCGTCCGTCTACGAGCGTATGGAATAATCAGAGCATCTACGGTTCGGTTCATTAACTTTCCTCCCACGGTTCAGGTGTGTGTGGTTGACCATCGGGAACGCTGGCAGGCATTCCGTCGATGATCGGCATACGTTCATGGTTCCAGATTACAGTTTCTTTCATTTTGTGTTTCCTTTCTATTTGGAATTTTTTGACAATACAGTTATAACACAGGCTGCTGTTGGTTCTCCATAGCAGCTTTTCCCATTTTTTGGCTTGTCGAATCCAGCAGTTTTGCCGGATTTTGTTGAAAGGGTGAGAATTTGTGGATGAATATTTAGTAAGAACAGCCAAAGCATTAGAGATAGCTCGAATGCGTTCCGGCTTGAGCCAGCAGAAGTTGGCCGCAAAAATGGGCGTGAATCGTGGCACGATAGCAAATTGGGAGCAAGGTCTGGCAGCCATCTCCCTGCCGATGGCTATGCGCTGGTTCACCTGCTGCGGCGTATCGGTGGCTCGATACATGGACGCTTGCATTCATCCGGGATTGCTGGAACATCTGGAGGACGACATTTCCGACATGGAAAAGCGTCAGATTCTCATAGATGCCATGATGGAGTGTTCTTCCTACGAGATAGATGCCTTGTTGTATATGCGGTACGGAGATCACGGTTCAGACCATATCGGTGTACTGACGGAGATTCTGGCAAACCTTCACACTCCGTTGAAGGACAGGGTCACTGTCTGCCGGATGGTATCGGGCAGCTATGAGATAGCGCAGGCTACCGGAACAGACCCAGACCCGAACGGGACTGCCCCAAAGATGGAGATTCTTTATCAGGCACAAGATGCCGGAACGGAAGCTGCTATGAAGTCCAACGATTCCTATACTGTAAATCCAAATAATATAACTTGCTGATTGTCGAATTATCGCAGTTTTTGAAGAACATTTTGTCCACGTTCATCCATTTCTTGTACACCTATCGGGCAAATTTACCTTGTCATTCCGTCCCCCATAGGCTGTAAATCGACAACATTAGCGCGGAATAAATAACGTATTATCGTTAATCTATTGCTTGCGATTTGTCGGCTTGTCAATCTGTCCCCCATAGCATTGAATTAAAAGTTTTCTCATCCACTTTTTGTACACTTATCCACAATCTGTCCACGTTTGACACGGATAATGGAAGGTTGCTTCATCGCCGATACAGTCTTATTCAGCAATTGACAGCTTGAATTATCAACAAACTGGAATGGAAAAATAAAGAAATTGTTGAAAATTATCGTCATCGACTATTTAACGATGATATTTAACCTCTTGTTTATTTCTTGTTTAATATATAATATGTAGATGGGGGACGAAATGACAAAGCATGGGGGACTTTTTGACAAGTCATGGGGGACAAAATGACGAGGATATGGGGGACAAAAAGACAAGTCATGGGGGACGAAAATAGTTGACACGTCCCCCTACTTGTGGTATACTGTTTTCAGACCATTAAAGGAAGTGAGCAGATGCCAAAAATATCAGACAATAACCTTGTCGAGAAAAGCAAGTCCCTTGTTTGGGCGAAGTTCAGGGACTACACCGCAGGAGAACTTCGGCTGTTGGAGGTTTACCTATCAAGAATAAATCCGAGAGACCCAAGCAGCAGCCGTGTGGAGTTCACTTTGGCGGAATATAGGGAGCTTCTTGGGCTGAAAAGCCTTGATGCAAGAAGGATTGAGCCGCAGATCAAGCACTTTCTTGGCAATACGGTGTCGATTCCAATTGACAAGGAGAAAGGCACGTTTGAAAGCTTTGTCTTGTTTACGAGGGCAAAACTGGACTATGTGCCCGAAACAAGGTCTTACGTTGTAGCAATCACCTGCAACCCTGACCTGCGCCCTATCTTCTTTGACATAGCCGAAAGCGGATATGTTCGGTATCGGCTGCGTTACACGTCACGGATGAAGTCACAGTATAGCATCTTGCTTTACTCGATTCTTCGGGACTGGTTGAATATGGACAACAAACCGCATGAAATCAGTCTGAAGAAGTTGAGAGAGCAGCTTGGTGCAATGGAAGCCAGCTATGACGTTTACAAGAACCTTCGCAAGCGAGTGCTTGACGTTGCGGTGGATGAAATCAATGCCGTGTCGGACATTTTGGTGACCTATGAACCGGTTCTTGTAGCACGAAAGGCTGTGGCGGTCAAGTTCAAACCCAAAATTAAAGCGTCTGAGACGCTGATTGAAGCTCAGGCAAGCGAAGTATCGACTGAACCTCAAAAAGCCGCAAGAAAGCCCCGCAGAAGCGGATACGAGGATTTTGACTGGTCTGTGTGTGACGAGCTGGAAAAGCAAGACTGCATTGACGTGGCAAAAGTGGTTGAGAAGTGGATGAAGAAAGAGCATCCAGAAATCAAGCTGCCGAGACGCAGAGAAGCGGTTTACGATACGGTGAAGGCGGCGTATAAGGACATCCTATCTTTGAACAGAACGCCGTTCCCGGACAGACCTGTTGGCTATCTGATTAGAAGCGTAGACAAAGCGGGTATCGTAGACAAGTATATGCCAGCGTTTTATTCCATTGAAGCGTTGCAAAAGTAGTCAGATGTAGCACATTAAGCAGAATAGGCAGATAAAGTAGAAAGGAGATAAACATGACCATAGGGGCAATTGAGACTTATATAAAGCAGCAGGATAGCGACAAAATAATATCTTTATGTAACGAAATTTATGAATGGAGAGAAAAAGAAGGGAGATTGTCAATAAAGTCGATTCTTTATGAATTTTCAGTGGAATCTGATTGCCCAGATATAAAACTTTTGGAAAACATGATTGTTGAAGAAGCGCATAAACGGTTTGGAAATATAGTTTTGCTCCTCATGAAAGACGCACCAATGTATTATTTGAAATAATGAAAGAGTGATAAAATGGCAAAAGTTCCCTACTCCGTTTTGAATAAAGCAGAACTTGACCTTGAAAAGAAGTTTGATTATCAGTTTCGGTTCAATCATCATGGAAATCAGGCTTCTGTAAGGGTTTTTCCACAGAAAAGTTATAGCGAACTAACGCCTGACGAAGCGATTGAAGCCGGGAAGTCTCTGATCGAAGCTGGTAAAGCAGCGAAAGAATTTGTTTATAACGGGTATTTTATAGACTGGGGAGAATAAAAAATGGCAAAAATCATAGCTGTCGCCAACCAGAAGGGCGGCACAGGAAAGACCACAACAAGCACCTGTCTGGCTGGTGCGTTGCAGTTGCTTGGCAAGAAGGTGTTGCTGGTGGACTGCGATGCACAGTGCAACGCAACGGACACCTACGGCGCACAGACAGAGGACGTATGCACCCTGTTTGATGTAATGACCCGGCAGGGCACGGTAGAAGAAGGAATCCAGCACTGTGAAGCTGGTGACATTCTGCCGTCAGACAATGCATTGAAGGACATTGACGAGCAGCTTGTCCGGGATATGGGCAAGAACTTCCGGCTGCGAGAAGCCCTTGAAAGCGTGTCCGGGCAGTACGATTACATTGTGCTGGACACTCCCCCGCAGCTTGGTCTTGCGCTTGTGAACGCGCTGATCGCCGCCAATAGCATTATCGTGCCTATTACAGCAGACCGCTATGCGCTTGCCGGACTGAGCCAGCTTTCGCAGACCATTGGTGACGTTCGCAGATACTTCAACCCGACTTTGAAGATTGAAGGGCTCCTTCTGAACCAGTACAAGAGCCGTGAGAACCTGTCCAAAGAGGTTGTGGAGCAGCTTCCTGTGATTGCACAGAGCATGGGTACAACCCTGTTGGATGTGAAGATTAGACCGTCTATGGGCGTTCGTAAGGCACAGGCAGAGCGGCACAGCCTGTTTATCGGTGACACGGCAAAGAGTACAAGCGCAGAGGATTTCAAGGCGTTGGCGAAGATGATTGTGGAGGAGAAAGAAAAATGAGCGATTTGTACCCACATCTTTTGAATGCAACTTGTTCTGATGACACGGAGCAAGTCTACATTATCAATTTTGGTTTTTCATTTAATGACCTTTCCGATAAAGAGAAAGAAATGGCGTTTCATTCTCAGTGGTATCTAGCTGAAAAATATTGCAAAAAGTGGCAGAAAGAACTTGCAAATAATCAATGGGCGAAATCAGAAGATGAAATGCCAGATGAGCTAAATCCATACGTTATCGGGTTTAGCAAAGACGAATACGATGTAGAAATTGTAGGCTATGAAAAAGATTTTAAGGAATGGCGGGACAAAAGCGGAAAGCCGCATAATATAACTCACTGGATGCCGTTGCCGACCGTTCCTGACCTTGATGAAGATTGGGAGGAAGATGAATGAAACCAACCAGCAAAAAATCCTCAGGTCTGCTTGGCGGGTTTGACTTCCAGCCTATTTTTTCGGAACCAGTATTAAGCCGAAGTGAGCCAAAGGAAGAAGAAGTAAGCCAAGCAAAGCCAAACGAAGCCGAACATAAACAGGTTAAGCCTAGTGAAGCCACGGACAGCCATGCACAGCCAAGTGAAGCGAAATTAGGCAGTATTAAGCCGAAGCAAGCCAAAGACAGCGAAAGACAGCCAAATGATGCCGTATTAGGCGAAGTCAAGCCGAAGAAGCTGAAACAGGCAAAAGAAGTGCAGCGTTTGATTGAAGAGGGCAATGTTCCAGGCGCACTAGCTGAAGCTGGTTTGACAAAGAAAAAAATCCCGATGCCGGAATCGCATCAGGGCGTTGCAAGTGGTGATGGCAAGCGTTCAAAGCGCATTACCATCCTTATGAGCGAGGAAGAGCGCAAGTACATCAACCGTGAAGCAAGACGGCACGGAATGACGATTGGACAGTTCGTGTACGCTCTGGCGGTTGCGGCGGCAGAGGGCAAGGTTGAGTTGGAGGATTTCTTGGAGGATTGACGTATGATTGTTTATAGACCTCATCGTGGTTCTTTGGAAGATGCCATGAAAGAAGCAAGAACTTTTCTGAACGAATGGCAAATGAAACAGTATGTTGCAAATAGCTGGAATCTTGCAATCGGAAGAAAAGTACTAGACCCAGAAGATATTATTATCGACAGCGAATCAACGGACGATGACCGTGTCGGTTGGAAAAATGTCCACATGGTTTGTGCGGCTCGAATCGGAAATGAAGATTACATGAAGAAGTACGGCAATCCGCAGTGCATTGGGTATTGTGCTTACGATGTATCAAACGTGCCAATATCAAGCCCGTGGATTTGTGCAAAGAATAGTGTTCCGGGAGATACAGACCCGCGTGTTATCGGATTTGATGAATCTACCTTCGATATTGTTATAGCAAATTACGATGAGCAGTTCAAAGAGTGGCGGGATGACGAGGGCAGAATCCATAACATAACATACTGGATGCCGTTGCCTGAACCGCCTGTGAAATATTGAAACGGTGGACGACATGGAACAAAAAGTGTTAGGGCACTACGAATTACACTGGTATCTCAATGGGACAAGCGGTAACACATACGAAGGTAAGATGGTCTTTCGAGATAAAGATTGGCGTATAAGATATATGCCGAGCCAATGCGTAAAAACAAACTATTTCTACTTAAAGAAAATAAAAAATGATTTCAATAGCAAAGGAAAAAAAGAGGGAAGTTATAAAAACATTGCGTGGATAAAATTTTCTGAATTGAACTGGTTTGAACGAAGAAAACGTCCAAATTGGTTCAAAGTCCAGTTTCTTTCAAATGGTCTTGATAGTTCAAAAACACAATGGTATACAGTCCACGACTTATCTGACATTGAAGAAAGAAAATATTGGGTTGAAGAAACTCGCCAATACACAATGAAAGAACTTTCAGAGAGAATGCCAGCAGAAGATTTTATCGAGTATATGAAAGACAGAGGAATAACGATAATTCGATAAGCGCAAACACCCCTGCGTAGCCATTAGTGGTTACACAGGGGTGTCGTTTTACTTATCAGCAATGCAATCCCAGTAGAGATATGCCTTGCCATCTGCGGCATCTGCGTCCTCAAGGAACGCCTTTGCCATGTCAGCGTAGAAGCCCGGAGTGTCAACGGACTGACGCTTTGCGACCTGACAATAATCCGAGTACATCATGTTCATGACAGCCCAGAAATCGTTCGGGTCACAGGTAATATTGCGCTGTTTGGCAACGTCCTGCGTCTGCTCCAGCGTCCAGTGACAGCCCTTCGTACCGTCAGCATTTACCATGCTGTCGCACCATTCCTCCGCTTCATCGTGGGTGAGGTGCTGGCGTGGCATCTTGATGGAACGGCTATCTGCTCCGCCACGCTCGTACTGCCCAAACCGCTTGTCCCAGTCTCCGTTCTGCGAGAAGCCGATTTGCGGCATTCTGCGCCCATTCTCTACGTCAGGGTAGCGGGGGATAGGGTAGGGGTCGATGTAGCGGTTCTCCTCCTGCGGATAGTAGGGATAGCGGTCGTTTCCATCTTCCAGCTTACGCAGACGGCGTTCCAGCTCACGCTCCCTGCGGTCACGCTCTTCCTCAAGGCGGTCACGTTCCGGCTCACGGTCTTTATCATGGTCACGGAGCATCATCATGCGGCGAAAATTAGTCTTGCCCATAATCTAATACCTCCTTAGGAAATGGACGCAGGCGCACCGGCGTGGGAGCGGCAGAAGCAGCCAAGATACTTAAACGTGCCGGTGCCGGTTGCAGACGTTGCCACACGAGTAGCA